GTCAAAGACCACGAAAGCGATTTCGTTATATCCAAAAGGAACCTTTGTTTCACCAACGAAACACCTTCAAGAATCTCATCAAAGGAAGGGAGTTAGTTCCTTGACGCCTCATAATGCTATTTTACATCTCATCCGGAATCCCAATTTTGATGGTGATGTAGTCGTAGATGAGTGTAGCCAATTCTTTGTTGAATATGTTCACATACTCCAAGCTTTGGCTCCTGCTGCGCACATCATCATACTTGGTGATATCTACCAAACACCCGCTGTTAATTATTACGACCGACGTGAGTACACCCGTTTTAAAGACGTTGGAGTCGTTAATAATTTGTGGGTCACTTTTAAAATACCCCATGACGTTACTAAGCTGCTGAATGACCGTTTTGGTTACAATATGATACCTAAGTCTGGTGTCAAACACGGCTTGGGCGTTTGTGCAGATTTTTCGCTCAAACTTAAAACGCCCGTTAAATTCCCTATCATCGCTTTTAATCGTGATACAGCCAAGAATCTCGTTGAAGCTGGTTATAATGCACATACTATAACAACTTATACTGGCAGTCGAGATCATACTATCGGTTTCTATGTTGATTCTGCAGCAATTGCTTCTAATATCACATCCAAACCAGAATGGGTATACACTGCGATGACACGGGCCACTGATAAAATCGTTCTCATGGGCAATGATTCCGAAGTCATACAGCGGTATTTCGCTCTTAATGGTCATGTTGTTGAAACTATGTTTGATCTGAACAATGCATATTTAATGCATGAAAATCGTACCAAATTCATAGAAGAACAACCAAATTTGTTACCAGAAGAGCAAGAACACGAGGGCCTCGTCCCCGAGACCGCTGACATTAATGAAGTTGTCTATATTGCGCAAAAAGTGTGCGAATCAGCAAACGCCACTGATACTAATTACATCCTTGATCCTAGGATTCCTAAAGTTGAGTCCGGTGTTCTTAAAACGAACATCGACGTCGCTATGGAAGCTCCTAAAACACGCAAGGTTTTCCGCATCGTTCCAAACATCTCTCTTGTTAAGAAACAATTGAGTGATTCACCTGCTAGAACGTTGCAAACCATGGTCAAGCGATATAGTAAACGCACCATAACTATGACACCATCAGACAACACCTTTCTACAATCAGAGATTGCGAAAGGTTTAAGCAAAGCACTATCCGGTCGCGAGGACAATTATAGTGACTTTTTAAAATTTTTAGCCG